TTCTGATTGTTGCCGCACAGTCTCAGCATCAAAGCCAAAATCTTTTAATACTCGCTCAAAGTCATCACGATCTGGCTGATTTAGTGCATAAATAATGTTTGATTGCTCTTTATTGTAAGCCTTCCAGTTTTCGCTTTTATCCAGATAGTGCGCTTCTAGTGCGTCAATATTGGTTTCTTCTGTAGCGTAGACGTTTTGCCACACGCACGTTTCAATCACATAACCTACTTTGCGGCCCGGCTTACCGGTAAATATCATTGGCGCTTCTAATACTCGAACCTCACCTTCGTCAACAATAGCCACTTTGCCTGTCAGCATAATATTTAGATGATCAAATTTTTGAGCATGCCCAACAGCAAAAATGCCCGCAGGAAGCGTAACTTCTCGAATATAAATGCCGGGTCCGAAGTGGTGAGCTACAGGACAATCAGCCTGCGGCATATCCAACATTTCTTTTTCTAGATCTGCAATGATAAGGTTCGACATATTAGGTCACCTCTCGGCCGGACGCTCGAATGGTTAATGATGCGGCAGCACTGGCAATCATGCTAATCGCATCACCAGAGTCCAGCACATGCCCAACCAACTCAGGACAAACATAAGTTTCACCTGATGCAACCGACTTATCTTTGATGAGTGCATTACTATCACCAACGACACCATCTGAAGGCACTAGATTGCAACTAAAAGTCACAGCCGCTGCTGTTGTATTGGTTACTGTAACTTTATCAATCATGGTCTTTGCATTGGCAGCAATGTACTGATTGGTTTGAGCGCTTTCCAATTGCTTGGAAGGAATAATACATTTAACTTTGGCGGCAATTAAATGTTGAAATTTCATGATGGTGAATATGTGTGGGTTCTAATGAGTCTTGAGTTATGGACTCATAACGAGGAACAGGGCAATCCTGATTTATTGATTCGTGACGTGGTGTTAAGTCGTCAAATTGGCAACTGCACTGATGCACTGGCTCCATAGCTTTGATTTCGGCCAGCGCTTCTACCGCCTGAATCAAGGCGATTGCTAACACAGCTTGAGCCGCTGCACTCTCGACCTGAAACTGAATTTCATCAAGATTCTCGTCTTGTCGATTTATTTCACCAGGTAATATTTCAAAAACCTGCTCAAAGGCTTTGAGTGTTCTAGGGTCTTTAAAAATCTTGGCAAGCTCTTCCCGACTTGGTTTTTTAGGTCTAACTAGCATTTAAACCCCCAACGGCTCTACTTTTGCCTCTAATCTTGCAACTGATAAGCGTGCATCAGACGTGCCTGTAAATCGCTGTATACGCCAGTTTTGCATGTATCCTTGCTGGAACCACACAAGGCGCTTTGTACGCTGACCTTGCTTACCCACACTGATAAATTTAGGCATGGACCACTCAATACCATCAATAGAATATTGCGTATAAATCCGGGATTCCTTGCCAAATGCATTGCGGCCAGTTAAAGCAACCAATTCGAGTTGATGAAATATTGCACCGCTTGATTCGTTGTAAACAATCGCTGTGCCAAACCGCCATTCGACCACATCACCCCAATGCTCACCAGATTCATCTGTTAAGGTGCCAAGCTTTGGCTCAGTGGTGTGACCAACAAACCATTTGTTATGGGCATGAGTCATGTTTCGAGCTTTATAACCACCACCACTATTCAAAATGAACCATGTTGGTTGACCAGTAGTCTGTGATGCAACCGAGTCATAGACCAATGTTTGATCTGGCAGATGGATGTATAACCACGAATGGCCATCTACCTGTCGAGATTCCAGCTGACATTCAGCCAATTGGCTTTCTGTGTAGTCTGAGAGAATCTGCTCAACTTCGCGTGTTGCAATCTTTTGCGAAGAGCCAGCCGATGAAATATAAACCGTGATAGCTTCGTTTCGTCCGCCACCAAGCATAGCGATTGCATCCATGTAAACACATGCAGTCTTTTTGCTTAGCGTTCCCTTTGTGGTTTGAGCGCCATCAATGCGCTGAAATGGGAAGAACTCACCGCCGACGTTATCAAATACCTCAATCGTGTGGCGGTTAAGCACATAGACTTCATTGCGAAGTCTAATTA